TTTAGGAATAGTATGGATACCAGCTCTTAACATTTTCAAAATATCTTCATGAGAAATATGATCCAATCTTTCACTTCCAAAGTTATTTATAATAATGTTATTTTGATTATTAATATTGTTTTGGGTTTCAATATTATTTTGTGTTTGTATATTGTTGTTTTGAGTATATATAACATTCTGAGGATTAGGTTCTCTTGCATGGATAATACTTCTTGCTTTACAATTATTTGCTTTTATATGACGTGATTTATGATGTCTATTAGAAAATGATAACATACATCTTGAACAAGTCAGTTCATCCAATCCTCTACATTTTAATTCATGATTGGTTAAATATCTTTTTGAATTATATTTTTTGTTACATTTCTTACAAAAAAAGCCAGGGGTAACATTTTCACCGCCAGGGGTAACATTTTCACCGCCAGGGGTAACATTTTCACCGCCAGGGGTAACATTTTCACCGCCAGGGGTAACATTTTCACCGACAGGGGTAACATTTTCACCGTTTTTTTCAACTTTTTTATTTTTATCATTTTTAATAGTATGCTTAGCATTTATGTGGCGACGAAGGTTACACTTTACATCAGTTACGTATATACAAAAAGGACACTTATTTATCACCATTTATCAGTTGTTATCTATTACTTACAATAATGATAGATTTATTTTTTAAATATCTTATCGCAATTCGCACCATAATTTGCTACTTTACCCCCCTCTCTCCCCCCCTTTTTTCCCTAGGACTTTTCAGAAATATGCCTTTTTTTTGCTTTTTGAAAAGTAAAAATAAAGTTTTTTTCAAAAAAACAAAAAACATAAATATAGTTCTTATATATCTATAAATCATAACATATAACACTTAACATGTTTTTTATTGAAATGTTTAATACTACCTATAACATTATTATAATCTCTCTTCGATTTATCTGTAGGATCAATATATGATAAACCATAATCAACTATTTTTACAACCCATTCCTTCTTTTCTTTTTTTAACATTACATTGGATTCACAATACAAATCATAATGTATAACATTTATATCTTCCAACATTTTAGTAGCATCTTCTAATTGTTTCAAAATATTTTGAAAACTATATGATGATATTTTATTAATATAATATCTTAATGTATGATTTCCAGAATATTCAAATATCATCAAATTGTATTTGTCTTTACTATTATCCACTAAAATACTCAATGTATTATTTAATTGAATGTTTTCAAATACATCTAACATCTTAGTATGATATCTAAAGTCTTGTAAATTGTTTTGAATATAAATATTAATATCTCTTTCTCTGTTAAAATCATCTTGGAGGTCTGTGTGTAATAATTTAGCAAAATAAGTTTGGTTATTTTGAATAAAACTGAAACAAATCATTTTATTTTTTTTACGTTTTACAATTTTAATGCTATCGAATGAGTAAGCCATTTATAAAATTTAAATGGTAAAATATCATTTTTTTACATAATGAGTAAAAAATTATTCAAGTTTAGAGACTTTTTGATGCTTTGTTAAACTATTTGCAGATTTTTGATTGGTTTTATACTGAAGACTTAATAAATTTGATCTCATATTAGTAGGTATATTTGAAGAAGAACTCATCCTTTGTTGAGGAGAGTATGAATTTACAGATCTTTTGGATTTTGAAGATTTTCCTTTTTCTACAATTGTAATAAAATTACATCTTATAAGCTGAATGTTTAATACACACATTTTTAACATTTTATTAAATTCTTCTACATCATTACTCATACGTAAAAGTTTAAAAAGTTTTTCTGAAGTATAATTGAAATATATAGGAGAATTTAAATCTATATCTGGATAATTAAAATCTACATTATTTATGTTACAAATCAACTCATATTTATCTTTATTATTTTTAATATAGTTTAATGATTGAAAATTTTTTGATTTATCTGGAATGTATACTACTTTCTTTTTCATGAACATTAATGCACATAAATATGATGTAATTTTATTTTGATCGTTTACATATATGATATTTTTATTTACACCAGAGTTTTTTTTATCATAAATTAAATTTATTATATCATATTGTTCAATTTTGTCTACTAAGTTATTTTTTATTTGTTGTATTATTGAAGTATTGTTTTCTACAAATTCATTTTTATCATCAAAAGCATCCTTAAATTGTTTTACATAATATGGAGTTATAACTTCGCCATCGTGATATTTTCCTAATATTGCATCACCGGATGACATATAGTCTAAATATTGTTTCCATTCTTTTGCTTGTGATATGTTATCAAATATAATATATTCATATAATATTCCTCCTTCCGATTGACATTCAATTACATTTTCAACAAGTTTATCATAGTATTGAGGTTGTCTATTTGCAGCAGCACCTTGATCTCTCGCTGTTTCTTCGGTTGTCAAACAAGCTGGATGTTCAAACAAGATATTTTTACGTGAATAATGTCTTTTTTCTAAATATTTATCACATTTGTTTAAAGGTTCATATGCATCAGTTAACCACAGATATTCAATGGGTAGCTGAAGAATATTCATAGAGATATAAAGTTGTTTTGAATTAATTAACATACTAATTATTCTATCATCTGCTTTGCCTTGGAATTTAGGTAAAGCTGACCATTTTGCCCACATATCAAGCAATTTCTTACCATTTTCATTATTTCCAAAATACATAATACCACCCGATGTTTCAAATGTGAATGGATCAAAGCAAGGATTAGTCATATAATGTCTACTGGCGCGTGGATCTACATTCCATCCTCTTCCCATGTAATCAATATTTAACATATCAAATATATGTGGATATTTATTTACGGTCATATCACCATCAATATATACAACTGATATATCTGTTTTGCCTAATTCATTTAAAGTGTCTATAACTTTCTTAATAAATAGAGGTTTGGCATTAATAGCAAGTTGATAACCTCCGGGAACAGCAAACTCAGGATATTCTTGTGCAAAAAAATTGCAATTTTTACTTTTACAGGTATCCTCCCAAGTTTGTATCATTTCTTCAAACTTCACGGGATTGTTTATAAGTTTTTGGTCATCTTTTAATTGCCAGTTATATCCAATATGATGTAGTTCTTTACAAGGTTTTTGAGTATTTCTATTTATATTTCCTCTTCCCCACCAATAAGTAATAATAATAAATTTAGACTTACTATTTACAAAATTACTTTCAGTAATATGTAAGGTAGTATTATCGATGATTTGTTTTACCTTTTCAATTAAATCATTTTGTGAACTTTTTCGAATAACACTCATTTATCTAATAAATATAAATAATAAAAATATATATATACTTTTAGATATTTACACCCTTGAAGATTTAAAATTTTGCATTATAATAAAGAATATTGTTTAATCATAGACCATATCCATTATAAAAAATGGTCTATGACCTTGAATTTTAATAATGAAATTGAAAAATAAAAACTAAAACATATATCAACATATTGAAAGCACTTTGAGAAAAATAACAAAACCAAAAAAATATTTTTTTCAGTCATTCGACAATAAGGGGTAACATTTTCACCGCCAGGGGTAACATTTTCACCGCCAGGGGTAACATTTTCACCGCCAGGGGTAACATTTTCACCACCAGGGGTAACATTTTCACCGCCAGGGGTAACATTTTCACCGCCAGGGGTAACATTTTCACCGCCAGGGGTAACATTTTCACCATTTTTTTCATATTTTTTATAATTATCATTTTTACAAAAGTAATTAACACAATGATGTATTTTAAAAACGTTTTTCACCAATTTACGTCTGGTAAAAAATAGTGATAATTTATCACTACTTATCAGTTGTTATCTATTGATTATATATATGGTTGAAGTTTTTAACAAAAAAATTATCGCGATTCGCACCATAATTTGCTACTTTACCCCCCTCTCTCCCCCCTTTTTTTCCCTAGGACTTTTCAGAAATATGCCTTTTTTTCCAGTTTTTATATTTCATCAAAATCAATTCTGACATAAAATTTATAAAAAAATAACTGTTAATTGATTACATTCCCATCAAGGTGTAAAATATCAATAATTAATCATCTTCTTCAATGAAATGTACTTTTGGTTTTTGTTTCACCTCTTCTATTGGCAAGTTTTTACATTCTATTACCTTATTCCAAAAGTTTTCTATTTTTGGAACAGTTTCATCCCATAGATTTTTGTCAAATTTTACTCTTTGAATATTCATTAATTGAAGATTCCAATATGTGTATCTTATAAAGATATTTTTGTCGTCTTTATATTGTTTTACTTTTTCTAAAATATTTTCATAAGCTTCATCTGCTGTCAAATATGCATCAGAATAGATATAATAATACTCTTTTGTGACTTCATTTCTGTATTCTGCTATAATTCCATGACAAATCTTTTTGTTATTATGTACAGTCTTGATATTATCTAAATAACTTTCAAATGAATCATACGTTTTAAAATCACATTCAATATAATCGCATTCAGTTAATTGGCAAGTTGCTAATTGACCTTGTATTTGTAAATAATACTTATAAGGGATTTTATTATCTTCTATTTTTCTTTTATAAGGACATTTGATTTCTATCATAACACCAAGTTCGTTAATTCCATCAGGAGAAGCTCCAAAATGTTGTTGATTACTATCTACTACAAGCCCGAATTCAAATACATCTATATCATTTCTACATTGCGAATAACATCTTTGAGCCATTTCTTCAAACATTGTTCCCCATTTCAATGGAGGTATAGAAGAATAATTGATATCTTCTTTTAAAACCCCTGCCTTCTTTTTAGCAAGTTTCAAACAATTGTTACCAATTGCTTCTTCCAAATCAGAAGCTGTTAATCTTTCTTTTCTAATATCATACCATTCTTGTGTTCTTTGTTTGATAAGAGGCTGTTTCTTTAAAAGATTTAATTGTTTTATATTGTTTTTAATTTCTTGCTTTCTGTTTTTAATTGTTTCTTTGTCAAACATTATAACAGCTTCATCTTTAAAATTTATTTTAACCTTATCTCTAATACATTTATAGATATAATAATCTAATTTAAATAATTCCTCGCATTTTTCCTTACCAATTAGATTAATCATATTATCAATATATTTATTAATGATGTTTATATTTATACCCTTTTTATTACGAAAATATACGTTTATTTTCATTTGCTTTTATTTTCGCTAATGTATTGCTAATACTGTAATTAAGTTTATCTTTATCATCTGATGTCATTTTTTTGTTTTTTAATTTACTTAAATAAATTTGATGAAGTTCCTCTGTTTTTCTTTGAAAAATAGAATTAATTTTATCATAATAAATGTTCGTGTTATTATCCATCTTATATTTTATATATATCTCTATAAAACATCATTTTTTATTCATCATTGATAGTTTTTACAGATATTTTAAAGTTATTGACATCTATATATTGATATTGTTTGAAAGAATATGCCCGAGATATACCATTGTCTGTAAACCAAATCTTATTTTGATATAATTTAATGCTGTCAACTGTGTTATGGCCAACAAATATATAAGAGCATTTAAGTTTATCTAATACATATTGAATATCATTTTCAGAATCTATTTCTCTTGTCCATAATATACCATTATCGTCTAACATTATTTGATTAAAAATATCAGTATCTATTTGATCCAATTTATTGTTTAATATATAGTTTTTCCATACATCATTCAGATAAGATATATCTTTTTCATATTTGTCCAAAATATCTAATTGATTTCTTTTGACACCTGCGTGACAAAAAAATAAAGACCCTATCTTTAAAACAATAGGTCTTTTTGATAAAATAGGTGATAATGACCCCCCTGGTGCAAAATATTTATCTCTGTAAGAGATGTTACTATTTTTTGATACATATGAAAAATTACCCATTGTATTCATTAATTCGTGATTTCCAATAAGAGATATAACACGTCCCCCTTTTGCCCTTGCAATATTGTCAAGACTATTCATAAAATGAATTACAGAAATATCATCAATTACTTCCCATTCTTTTATACCAGGCATTCTATTTGCACTATCTATTTGGTCTCCGACTTGCACTATAAATGTATCAGGTGGTTCAGCAATCCATTCGAGATCTTTATTTATAATCGATGCATCTATTAAAATTGTTTTTAATCTTTTTATATCACCGTGTATGTCACCTATAATAACAACTCTTCTTTTTACTGGATATTCATATGGAATATCGTCGAATATCATATTTTCTATTATATTTAATTGTTTATATAATATAAAAGGGATATACTTTATATGAATATTAATAAAAGAGGAGAATGTATCCGTTCTGTTGCAAATTATTCTCTTTTAAATGATAATAAAGATAGATTTGATAAAAATACATTGGATTTGCAAAGATTTACAAATAGATTGGAATATACGTCGCCAAAATTAAAAGAATTAATAAATACAATAAATACACTTGATACATATGATATGGAAAATGAAAAAACATTATATAAACATATAATTTATACGGATTCAAAAAAGGCAGCTGTTGGTGTCAAATTAGTCGCCACAGGGTTGATGTCAAATGGATTCAAATCTGTATATGATAAAAACACAAAGGTTTTTGATAAATTATATGAAAATCCTTTTGGAAATTTTGCTGTTTTAACAAGTGGTACTATTTATAATAAACCTTTTCCTACAGGTCTTAAAAAAGAAATAATAAAAATTTTTAACAACAGAACTAATGATAAAAGTAATACCAATACTAATATGCAAAACAATAATGTCCATGGAAGAAATATAAGATTTATTATATTAGATCAAGGATACAAAGAAGGAATAGATTTATTTGATGTAAAATATGTTCATCTTCTTGAACCGCTTATTACTAAATCTGATGAAAAACAAGTAATAGGTAGAGGAACACGATTCTGTGGGCAGAAAGGTCTTATATTTGATCCACAAGTAGGATGGCCTCTACATGTTTTTAAATACGATGTTTATTTAGATGAAGATTTGTATCAAAAGTATAAAGTTCAAACATTAAACGAATTATTTATATCAAATAGTGGTATTGATATGAAAAAACTTAATTTTAGCAACGAACTTGATACTATAACAAAATATGGAGCAGTTGATTATGAATTAACGCAAAATATTCATAATTTATCAGCAAACAATGAACTCAATGATTTAACACCAGATTATTATTTTAAATATAAAAATATCGCAGATAGTGACAATGATATGTCAAATCAAATGCAACAACCTTTTAAAATATCAGGGGGGTCTGAAATGCCTTTTTTAGATATTCGTAAATATGTAAGAGATAACTTTTCACAGTATAAATGGGATAAAATAGTTATTCAAAATAAGTGTATTGTAGAAAAAAAGAAGAGTAAATTTATAACTCTAACACCATCTCAAGAATTTATAAGTAGATATTTTAATAGTGAATCCCCGTATAAAGGACTGTTCTTATGGCATTCTGTCGGAACAGGAAAGACATGTTCTGCTATTTCTATTGCTTCAAGGGGATTTGAAGAGAAACAATATACAATTTTATGGGTCACGCGTCATACTTTAAAGAAAGATATATGGAAAAATATGTTTTCAAACGTATGTTCCGAGGTTGTTAAAAAACAAATCAAAAGCGGTAAAAAGATACCACAAGATGCTATTGATAATCCATTCAAATACCTTTCTAAAGCTTGGGTACAGCCAATCAGCTATAAACAATTTTCAAATATGTTACAAGGTAAAAACGAGATGTACAATGAAATGGTCAAGAGAAATGGTAAAGAAGATATATTGAAAAATACACTTGTCATAATAGACGAAGTTCACAAATTGTATGCGACTGATTTACCACTAATAGAAAGACCGGATGTAAATACTATCAAAAAGAAAATAAAGGAATCTTATAAAATCTCTGGAGACAACAGTGTTCGTTTATTATTGATGTCAGCTACACCTTATACAAATAATCCTATGGATTTCATAAAATTCATTAACTTTTTCAAAGAAGGAGAAGAAATTCCAGAAAGCTTTGAAGAATTTAAAAATTTATATTTAGATGAAAATGGTAAATTTACAAAGGATGGTGTTATTAAATATTTAAATGAAATATCACCATATATATCTTATTTAAATAGAGAAAGAGATATTCAACAATTTGCATATCCAGTATATTATGATATAAAAGTAGATATATCAAGAAAGTCTAAGAATATTCAAAAAGAAATGGAAGAATACATTGAATCCTTAAAAAAGAATATAGAGGAATTAACATCCAGACTTCCTGACAAGACAGAAGAAGAAAAACAAAAAATAAATGAAAGCATAGAACATCATAAACAGCTTATAAAAGAAGGAAAGACCAAACTGAAATATATTAAAGCAGGAGTTGAGTTGGATGAAAGTCAAGAAAAAGCCCTTGAAAAATGTATATTAAAATAATCTTAATATATAGGAAACACATTATATAATGACTTGTACAACGGGAGAATGTGATGTTCCAACATTATTAGGAAAAGGAATGTCAGGAGGAAAACCTCCAGCAAAAAAGTCTGTCCCAAAAAAACCAAAATCAACTAAAAAACCCCAAACCCATAAAAAAACCAAATAATCAGTTATTTTTATATATACATTTTATAATAGATTGATGTATGTCATCTAAAGAACTAACTGAAGATCAACAAGAACAAATACGAGCAGAACAAACGAAGATTAAAAAACTTAGTGATAATATTAATCAAATATATGAAAATTTTAATACATTATTTGGTTCTATTAATGAAACACAATACAAAGCTAATGATACATCAAAAAGAATACAGAATTGTCAAATAATACAAAATCAAAAAAAACACAAAAAATACAAAAACCAATTAAAAAATTTAAATAAATTATGTCAATCATTAAGTGATAAAAATATTATAAATCTTTTTGTAGATATTGATCGAAAAAATAGTGATACATACAAAAGATTTGTCGCAATAATAAAATATATCGACATAATATATTTTTGTTCATTTGATAATGATAAAAGAGAAAAAGACAAACTAAATAACCATATTTACTTGTTTATCCAAAAAATTACAAATCTTCGTATGTATATTGATAAAATATTAAGAAAAATAGATGAAATAACAAATGAAGAAGCAAATAAAAAAGCAGAAGAAGAAGCAAAGAAAAAAGCAGAAGAAGAAGCAAAGAAAAAAGCAGCAGCTGAAAAAGCAGCAGCTGAAAAAGCAGCAGCTGAAAAAGCAGCAGCTGAAAAAGCAGCAGCTGAAAAAGCAGCAGCTGAAAAAGCAGCAGCTGAAAAAGCAGCAGCTGAAA